CTCTGGTATTGATGCTAGGGGAGATAATGATGCAACTGAATTTTTATCTGGAAGATTTCCTGAACTAATCACTCCAGGTGAACTTGGATGCACAATGTCTCACCTCAAGGCAATCAAATATTTCTATGAAGAAACAGATCTAGATTATATTATTATCTGTGAGGATGATATTGTCTTTGATACTGTACAGTATTGGCCATTTACTTGGACTGGATACCTGTCAGCAATGCCATATGACTGGGATGTACTTCAGTGTGCTATCACTAGCACAAAGAATCTCAGAGCAAATCTTCACCCAAGATTGATCAATGACTTCTGTGCTGCATTCTATGTGATTACAAGGCACCATGCTGGCAAGTTACTCAAGCATCATATTAAGGGTGACAAGTATAGGTTGGATCAAAAGATTAAACCTAGAGCAACTTCAGAAGAAATCATTTATAATTCTGGAGTAACATATTCAATGCCTCTGTTTACCTATAGGTATGACTTTGATTCTGGTATTCATCAGGATCATATTGAGGTATTCCATAAACAAAATGTTGAAGGTGTTATGAACTTCTGGAAGAATAGACCTCCAGAACTTGGCACTAGAGAATTACTTGATTATGAATTCTATGGTTTCTGGGAACCACTAATTGGTTGACAAGATTCCAAAAATGATATACTATAAATATTAAGGACTTTTGTAATATTACAAAAGGCTACAACAAACCTATGAAGCCTCAACTACTCGCTGATTGGTTTGTGAACAACAGAGACAAGTCGAGTCTCTTTTCATCTGTGGGTAACCATTCCACAAGTAAAAAATTACGAGGTATTTCAAATGACCAAATCTGTATTCGCAGCTCTGGCTGCTGCTCCCCTTTTCGCTGGTGCTGCTTTTGCAGGTCCATACGTGAATGTTGAAGCTAACTCTGGATTCACTGGATCAGATTACACTGGCACTACCACTGACTTCCACGTTGGTTATGAGGGCACTGAGGGTGTTCTTGGTTACTACGTCCAAGCAGGTGCTTCAGTCATCTCTCCTGATGGTGCTGCTGCTGACACTGTTCCTTCTGGTAAGGCAGGTCTGAGCGTTGCTGCTACTGAAAAACTGGGTGTTTATGGTGAAGTTAGCTTCGTCGGTTCTGGTGTTGCTGGTGTTGACCGTGGTTATGGCACTAAGGCAGGTGTTAAGTACAGCTTCTGATAGTTAACTAAATCTTAACTACAAAATTAAAGACCTCTGTTAGAATGCAGGGGTCTTTTTTTCTGAAAAGACAGTACACACTAGAAAAGGAAATTACTCATGAAAGCAATCGCTCTTGCCGCTCTGGCAATTCCCATGATGACGGCACCTGCCCTTGCTGGTCCATATGTCATGACCAAATCTGAATTCAAGTTCTCTGATGAGAACTACAAGGAAGCAGTAAACCAAGCACGTCTTGGTTATGACTGGAAAGCTGGTGCTCTGAAACCTTATGTTGAACTTGGTGGTGGTGCTAAGACCCCTGATGGTGGTGACTCCAAAGGTTTCGTTGCTGCTGAAGTTGGCACTGGTATCAAACTGACTGACAAACTTTCTGCCAAGGCAAAGGTTGAAGCAATCAGTCTCAGCACCAAGACTGATTGGAAAGCAGAAATCAGCACTAAGTATCGCTTCTGATGGACTTAAAAAAGAATCTAAAATGTTGTGCTAGCAGTCCAATATGTCACTTTCTTGCTCTAACTTTTGGAACATTATCAGTGATACAGTTGGTTCATACTCATGCTCACTATACTATGGATATGGATGTAGATTCTTATGTGCTAAGTTTTTGTAAAAAGAACCCAGATAAGTGCGAACAAATTCTTGACAGATTTGAATAATAGTTTGTCAGGATACATAAACATGGAGGGGCTTGACCCCTCTTTATTTTTGCTATATAATGTTGTAAATCTTTACAAAGTATTATGACTGTAACAAAGAATGAGTTTGGGCAGCAGAACATGTGGGCAAAAGAACCCCAGATGGTGTACCAAGAGTATAACCGTAAAGGTCTTCTGACCCCCATGCAAATGACTGAAATGTATAATGGTCGTTGGGCAATGATGGGGATCATAGCAGGAGCTCTGTCCTATGCTCTAACTGGCAACTTGTTCTTTGGAATCTCTTGACAATGGCTCCATTTATCTTTACAATTACTTCAGTTGCCTTCTTTGTTTTGTTGGCACACTCAGTAAACCAATTATCTGAAACTTACTAATGACTATCTTTAGTGTTACCCTTCAATCCCCTGATGGGTCTGAAACCAAAATTGAATGTGCAGATGATCAGTATATTCTTGAAGCAGCAGAAGAAGCAGGTGTTGATCTTCCTTCTTCGTGTAAAGCAGGTGCTTGCTCAGCTTGTGCAGGAAAACTCATCTCTGGCACCGTAGATAATAGTGAACAGTCTTTCCTTGATGATGAACAGATGGAAGAGGGTTATGTTCTCACTTGTGTTGCATATCCAACATCTGATTGTGTCATCCTGACTGAGCAGGAAGAGAATCTGTGACTCCATTTTCTCCATCTGCATCCATCCCCAATACCTCTGCCACAGCAGATATGCTAGGGCAATTGGCATTAGCACTGCAGGGGTTGGTTGAGTCTGGTTCTTGGTCTAAAGATCAACAACTAGAAGTACAGATAGCAGGCACTCTTAAAAGTGACAAATTTATTGTAATCAAACCTCTTAGAGAAAAACTTATTTGTAATCCTAATCCTGAACTAAAACAAAAACATGAGCAAAGTACCTGAAGTAACTTTCAAAACTCGTCACCATGATGAGGAATTTGACCTATACTATTGGAAAGAAGTAACCACTTCCGACTTGTTCTCTGGCAAGCGTGTGGTTGTATTCTCTCTGCCTGGAGCATTTACTCCTACCTGTTCTACATTCCAACTTCCTGGATATGAAGAAATGTATGAGGACTTCCAAGCACTTGGTATTGATGAAATTTACTGCCTCTCTGTAAATGATTCTTTTGTAATGAATGCTTGGTTTAAGCAGCAAGGAATTAAAAATGTCAAACCTATCCCTGATGGTAGCTGTGAGTTTACTTATGCTATGGGTATGTCTGTCACTAAAGCGAACCTAGGATTTGGTCATAGATCCTGGAGGTATGCAATGGTTGTTAATGATGGTGAGATTGAACAACTCTTTGAAGAACCTGGAAAGGTTGGAAACTGTCCTGATGATCCTTATGAAGTAAGTGATCCACAGACAGTGCTTGAATATCTAAAAACTTATGCTCGTAAAGATTGATGCTTAAATATATCCTTGCTAAACTTCGCTGGGGATCCCTTTCTCCAGAACAAAAGGAAGAACTAAAAACTTTACCTATTTCAGAAGTCTTTAGTCGTCCTTACCTTGCCCCTAAACTTTACAAACATTACTAAGGAGAACTAAAATGGACAAATTTGGATTCACCCCTGAGGCAGAGATCCTCAATGCACGTCTGGCAATGCTTGGTTTTGTTGCTGGTGTTGGTGCCTATCTCACAACTGGTCAACTCATTCCTGGAATTTGGTGATTTGCTGACAATAAATACACCCCCTGAAAGGGGGTTTTTTAATAAATATCCTAGTCCATTGAATTCTCCCATAATGGCAGAACCTTCAGAGGAATTCAAGAAAAGGATTTTGGAAGAAGTAAAAAATCTCACCAACAAAGGAAGACATCGAGAAGCATTAGAATTATATAAAACTTATTTTCCAGATCTAAAAAAATAAATAGGATTGCATGTCATCCTATACTAATGCCAGAAGAAGTAAAAGAACCTCTGAAAGAGGAAGAAAAAAAGAAAGGTTTTATAGGTAAGCTGAAAGCAGCTGCTGATGATCATGAAGGTCAGTTAGAAGCAATCAGCACAATGGTTAGACTTGGTATTCTTATCTGGTCTGGTGGTATTCTCACTCTTGCATACATTAAATTACCTGCTGCTCTTGGTATCCCTGAGCAGAAACTTGATCCCACTTTCATTGCATCTGTCTTTACTGGGGTTTTAGCTACCTTTGGTGTTCAGACTGCAAAGAAATCTGGTGATGGTACAATGAAGATGGGTGCTGCTGGTGGAGGTGTCTCCAAAGCAGATCTAGAAAAACTGATTGCTGCTGCAGCACAAACTGCACCTGCTCAAACTATTCGTATTGAACAAGCACCAATTCAGATTACTGGTGTTGCTCCAGATAAGAAACAAGAACCCCCTATCATGCCTACGGTATAAACCCATGTTATTAATGACTCTTTTTATTGTTGGTCATATGGAAATTGGCAATGGAATTTGTAGAACTGATATGATGATAAATGGTGATCCAATTGCTATGGAATATCCATGTGAATATTATTCAGAATTAAAAGACTTAGAACAAGGATGGCAGTTCAACTAGGAATACTGTTTTTCTTTTGTATGTTTGGTGTGTTTATCTTTTTAGTTTCTATTTTTTCAGAGTAATGAATGTTTTTGTTAGACATGTGATGGAGAATCCATGGGCACTTGGCATTATGTCATATGCCCTAATCATTGTTCCTATAATTGGCATTTATTTTGTCCATAAATATGGCTGGGAGCACTGGGAACCTTTTCATTCCTCCAAAAAATTATGGACCCCAAGCAAAAAACATTAAAGACTACAACTACAAGGTCTCCATTTAAGTGGGTAGCACTCACTGTGGGGACCTTTTTTGGCGTTGCACATCTGGGAATTTTAGGTCACATTCTAAGTAGAGATCAACTTCCAATCATAAATCTTCCTGTTGGGGACTATACTTCATATCAAGTAGAAGCAGGAAAGGATGGGTATAAAATTAATTATAGTGCTAATGATCCCAAGGTTATGGGCACTTCAAAAATAATTGATAAGAAGAATGGATTCTTTGGTATTGGTGGTAAGACTAATATAATTCAGCAAGAAGAATATACTATGGATGGAGCAAGACATCTCCAGGGTGGTGAAGTGGGAAAGTTGACTGCCCAAAAGATAGAGTGTATCAAGGCGGAAGGTGGTGGAGAAAATGCAGGGAGAATGGTGGGAGCTAGTTTAGGTGCTGCAGCTGCTCCATGGTTTACTGGTATTCCTTATGTTGGATGGTTAGCAGCAGGATGGGTAGCAATGTTTGCACAAGATAAAGGTGCCAACATTGGTGGTGATATTGCCACTATGATGAAGGACTGTGACTGATGGAGTACAAGTTTAAGTATTATTGGGGTGGAGAAGACAACTGGTATACAAAGAGTAAGAGATGGGCAAATGAACAAAAGTTTCCCATCAATCATCTTGCTCTAGGTTTCATAGAGTGGTTATGGACTATGTGGGTCCAAGGTAGAGTTGATATGGAAATGACTGATGTAGATAAACAAGTTAATGAGATTATAAAAACTTGGGACGAAGAAGAAAAACAGGAACCAGTAACAGAAATCAAAAAGTCTGATATAGAAGGACTTGATGATATTCGTATCATTGCTCCCTGGTCGAGCGGTAATGACTGGAATGATACTTCTATAAATCATAAGAAGTG